AACCTACACTCGCCTCCCCCAGATTAGTGGTTAGGGCTCTACCCACGCCCCGAAGTGGGGCTCTACCCACGTGCCATCTGCTTCCAAGTCGTATTGCAAACTGCACACTGATACATCCAAGAAACGTTCACGGCATCCAACTTGATACCCACAACATCCGACTCGGAACCCCGAGTCGTGCAGTTGTCATTCGGACAAATCATATTCGTAAACCGAGGCAGGGTTGGATCATACTTTAGGTAAGGATTGATGGAATACTGAATCGACGTATCCTGCTGAAGATCGTGCTCATACACGACAGGGTTCGACTTTGTTACCTCCTCCTCGTAAGGACAGCTTCGGCACTTGAGATAGGCCTTCTCCGCCCTCTCCTCGATAGAGTATAGAAAGTTGTTGCACTTTTCACAGAACTTCATGATACTCCTTTCTTATTATCCTTTGGCTATTTCGTTTTGAAATGTGGAAACGTGCGTTCAAAACGTAGATTCGCGCGTAAAGTTGTCTTGAGGGTATCATACAGGATGCCTACCAAACTCGATTACTTCTTAGACGGCCGTTCCGACGGCAAGTCAGATCGTGACCGAAACGGTAGGAAGGTAACTGTGAAGGACGCCCCTTTCACTCTCTGGTCTTTCGAAAATAAGCACAAGTGGTTTGTTGATGCAGATGATCTGGATGAGTTCTACAAGCTCTACTGTGCAGATATCCGTTGTTGCGTCCCCAGATTCCTTACAGAGCGGTCCACCCCTATTGGACAGCTCCGTGTGGATCTTGACTTCAAGTATGAGGGACGTGTTGAAGAGCATAAGCATACTCGTGAGCAGGTGGTTGCATTCGCAAAGGCATACATGGGAGAGGTTCGCAAGTACATTACGATCTCTGACAGTGAGGAGATCTACATTCTGGAGAAGGAGTACCCGACATTCGACCCTATCAAGAAGATCTCCAGTTCGGGGATTCACATGCAGATTCCATCGTTGAAGACTCGTGCAGATGTTGAGCAGGGTGTTCGCAGGGCATTGCTCAATCGCATGGAGGACTTCTTCCCGAATCTCGGTTGCACAAAGGGCTGGGACGATGTCTATGATAAGTCACCCCTGACTCACACTGGAAACTGGCCTCTTCTCGGATCCAAGAAGCCTGCAGAGGGTTCGCTGCCCTATGAGGTAAAGTATGCTCTGGACTGGGATGCAGAGACGGGTGACATTACGGTTGATAACAATGCAATCAGTGTGCCTACGATTGACTTGGTTCGACGGCTGTCGGTTCGATCTCCTGCCTCTGAGGAGACAGCACTCACAGAATATGGTCTTGCAAACACTCGTGCTCCTGCAGAGCCTAGATCAGTCTCTCGCGGTCGTCGGGGATCGCGTCAAGAACCTGGAGAACGTGCAGGGTCTCCTACCCGAAACCGTGAGCCTCTTGGAGATACGCGCAGGATGAATCTTGAGGCACATGTGATGAATCTTGCGACATGGCGATCCGTTGATCGGGCCGAGTGGATCAAGGTAGGCATCTGTCTCAAGAACATTCATCCGACTGATCTATATGATGTGTGGCATCGATTCAGTAGCCGATCGGCAGATTACAAGGAACCCGACACACACGAGAGGTGGCAGGGATTTAATGACCGTGTTTCGGGAGAGCGTATCAGCGAGGGTAGTCTCCGATTCTGGTCACGATCAGACAACTATGACGAGTATACGAAGATTGAATCGATGAATGTGGATGCATTGGTTGAGGAGGCTGCAATGGCTGGAACGGAGTTTGATGTGGCTCGTGTGATTTATGCGAGGTATCGTGATGAGTTTGTCTGTGCATCGGTTCGCAACAATGACTGGTATCAGTACGTGGGGCATATCTGGCAGTCGAGTGAGAATGGTGTTGATCTGTTGGCAAGGTTGTCTGCGGAGATTGCCAAGCTGTTTCGTGACAAGGAGCTGGCGGAGCTGAACAACATTGCAATCAATGGTGAGTGCCCTCACAAGGAGCCACAGACGGATTGCCCAACATGTGATGCAGAGAAGAAGAAGAAGGCCTATTCGGCTGCGCGAACTCGTCTGAAGACCACGAGCTTCAAGTCGAACGTCATGAAGGAGTGCACGGTCCTCTTCCGTGATCGCGAGTTTGCGACCAAGCTGGATGAGAACAAGAAGCTGATTGCCTTCAGCAATGGAGTGTTTGATACGTCTCTCCTCGAGTTCCGAGATGGAAAGCCAGATGATTACATCAGCTTCTGCACCAACGTGGACTTTGCAGTTGGCAAGGAGTATCATCAGTTCAAGTGTTGGTTCGAGCTGGACAAGTTCCTCCGAAGCATTCTGCCTCATGAGACTGTGCGAATGTACTTCTTGAACACGTTGAGCACGTGTCTGTCGGGTGAGTTTGTGCAGCGGTTTCACATCCTGACTGGAAGTGGTTCGAACGGCAAGTCGATGTTGATGAATCTGATGGCGACTGGAATGGGTGATTACTGCTACAAGGCGAACATTGCGATGTTCACACAGAAGCGTGGAAAGTCGGGAGCAGCTGCACCCGAGATGATCCGCATGAAGGGTCGTCGGTTTGTGACGATGTCAGAGCCCGATGAGGGTGAGCCATTGTCGACGGGATTCCTCAAGGAGTTGACGGGTTCCGAGAAGATCTCCGCACGAGACCTGTATGCGGGGTCGAAGCAGATGGTTGAGTTTGATGTGATGTGCAAGTTCTTCCTGTCGTGTAACGAGAAGCCACCTATCAAGACGACCGATGGAGGTACGTGGCGTCGTATCAAGGTGATTGACTTCCCGAGTAAGTTCGTGCATGAGCCGACTCTTCCTCACGAGTTGCCGATTGACGAGAGCATTATGCACAAGGTGTTGTCGGAGGATTGGTCTTCGTGTTTCATGGCATACATGGTGCATCTCTACAAGCTTGGCAAGGGTCATCACAAGATGACGCCACCCAAGGAGGTGAATACGTACACGGAGGAGTACCAGGAGGAGTCGGATGTGATTGCGAGGTTTATCCGAGAGCACTGCAATGCGGCGACTTTGGCAGAGGGTGTTGATGCTGTTATCTGGTCAAGTGTCACAAATACCTTCCAGGAGTGGAAGCGTAGTAATGAGGTTATGGGTCGAGGAAATGTCCAAGACCTTAAGAAGAGGATTGAGTCACAGTATGGTAAGTATCCTAGGAGCGGGTGGACCTCCTTCCGGTTCGGTGCCTCTTAGAGCGCGTCTTGCGGCCGCCACGGCGAGTCTTCTTCGACCTGCGCTTACGACCACCCATGACACCGTCTGCAGTCACAGTGCCAGTCATAGGCTCTTCCTTCTTCGCAATTCCGAGATACTCGGACCATGAACGCGTGGGTGCGGGTGCAGTGTCCATTTATGTTAATCGATTACTTTTTTACTCGGTACGGCCAGCTCCGATGCGAGACAGGAAGTACGTGCGCAGCCAGCCAATCGTGAAGACGACCAGCACGAAGGAGATGAGCAGGTTCACGAGGGATACCATGAAGTCACCGACCTTGAGCGTGATGCCGCCCACGGAGATCGTGAACGAAGAGACACCCTTCCCAGCTGCCGCAGCGGGGGCAAGAATGGGCGTGATGATATCCTCCGTCAGGGACGTGAAGAACTTGGAAACCACGCTACCGAGGTAGAAGGCCGCCGTAAGAATGATTAAGTCCTTGGTGTCGAGCATTTGTTTGTTTTTGATACACTTTATTTTTCAAGGCACATGCTCACATGTATATTGTGAAATATAGACAATGGATACGCGCTACTGGGGACCGAGTGCATGGCAGCTATTTCATCTGATTGCCTTTCGGACTCCTCACCCTGACGACGTGCTGAATGATATGAAGGATGTTCTTCCTTGCAAGTTCTGTCGAGCGTCAACGACCGAGTTTGTCAAGAAACACCCTCTTCGCGCGGACCCTGGTAAATGGCTTTACGACATCCACAACATGGTGAATAACAAACTACGAACTCAGTGTGCAGACGATCCGACGGTTACCAACCCTGGAACAGACCCCAAGTTTGAAGATGTGATGATGAACTATGCCGCTATGAAACCGACGGCTGTTCCAGGTCGTGACTTTCTCTTCAGCATTGCCTACAACTATCCTGATGCGCCTGAAGAAACCGACATGGCAACGCAGAGACAGTTTATGCATCATCTGGCAGAATCCTATCCATTCCAAAAAATGGCCAAGGTGTTNCAGGCATATATCAAGTCGAACGAGCCAACCTTAAAGAGTCGCAAAACCTATACCCGATGGATGTATGGGCTGTTGAAGGCGTTGTCTGATCACGTTGGCGCAGAGTTACCAACGTACAAGGGATATATGCATCATGTATCGTATTACAAGAGCGGTTGCTCGCATAAGACGTATCATGGAAAAACCTGTAGAAGATTGCCTGATGGGAAGCGTACAAAGACGCGTGATAACCGAAAGACCTTTCGGGTGTCGCATAAGAATCTTCTCTAGTTTTTCCTTTCCTTTAGTGCTTCAAGTTGGCGAACATGTTTGGAGGAATAGCATGTATCCTTCCCCTTTGCCTTGTCCTTTGCGGACTTCTTGCTTTCTTTGCGTGTTTTAGGTTCGTCCATTCTGTCACTACTCTTCTGACCGATTTGAATCCCTTTTAATGCTTGCGAGTCTTCTTGCTCTTGCGACCACCACGGCGAGTCTTGCGGGACTTGCGACGACCGCCCACAGGCGCGGCCTCACTCGCACCGACCTCCGCCTCCGAACGAGCCTCAACGTACGGGGCAACATCCTCAGCACCACCCTTCATGCCCTTCTTGTACGTCTTGGCCGCCATCTTCAGCACCTGGCCAAGCTTCATGCCCTTGTGCGCCTTCATTGTCTTCTTGACGTGAACCATCCATGCGCTACGCTTACCACCCTCACTCATTTTGTTTAACGCGCAAGAAAGATTCCGTTCGGAGAGGCTCAGGTTTTAGGACAAACCCACCTCCGCTCCTGTCGTAGAGATTCCACTGACATCCAAGATACTTGGGCCGATCGGGGTTCGCCTTGATTGTCTTGAGATCTATCTCAGGTGCAACGATGGTAATGTTGTCCCGATTGTAACGAATCAGGTCAGGCTCGTCCCGAGGATGAAGAGCCTGCTGGTAGGAGAGCCGACGCAACGTTGACCCAGACCATGACAGATTGACAAGAGGTTCAAGATCTGTTCCATTGATGTTTCGACCCGACACGATAATCAACTTGTCCTTGAGCGAATCCAAGGGCGCATGTGCAATGTTCTTCTCTGTNTTGACAAGTCGCTTCCGAACCGTTGTGAGGAGATGTTCGGCAACTCGGTTCATCACAATCGTCTTCTCTGTGTGCGGAACAATCGATAGAATGAATGGATCCTCGGATGGGAATGCATCGTTTTCAATCGAGATACACAGCTGTTCGAACGTGATGTTGTCGGTTGCATAGTCATATCCTTCATTCTGGGCGTGAAGTGCTACGACTGGCTTGTCCTGTTCATCTGCATAGACATGGGCTTCAATGAGACGAACGCCTCGCCCAAGGGCCGATGTGATATCCTCATAGACGGATCCAGGGACATAGTAATCACACAGTCTCTTTCGTGCATGGAGAGTCGGTTGCTCACCCAATGTTTCGTCATAGAGGAGATAGCCTATAAACGCCATTAACAGCAGGACTACAATCCATTCCATTGTTCTTGTCTATTCTTTTTATTGTAACTGTGGCATTGTAAACAACAAGTTGCGGAATGAGTTGATGACATCGTCGGGAATCTTCTCGTCCATTGGAAGGTTCATGAGACACGCATAATGGAAATACAAGCAGTACATGCCACATTCAGAATCCTTGTACTGATGCCGTGTCTTGTTGAATGTCATCTTCATACCCTGCTTGTGAACTCCCGTTGCATCCCATTGGCTCTTCCACTTCTTCATGAGAGCCTTGATTTCGGGTTCAGGTGATTCTGCATACGAGTCGAAGTACGTTACACGAGGATACTCGAGTTCAGGGCGAATATCGCAAAAGACCGCTACCCAATGCTGACCAGGACCATCGTGAGGATCGGTATTCACAACGATACCAATCCGATGCCTTCCCTTCTT